TGCTCGCGTGGTGGTGCGCGGAACTCACGGGCACCGCTCAACAGCGGAAACGCGGAACGTAGAGCGCAGCGACAACCACAAAGCGCGGCCCGCGTCCATTGGCCCTTCGGCCAACGCGCGGGCCAATCTCCCTATATGCCGAGCCGTCTTGACGTTTCCGTGACGCCGGCGCCAAATACCGGCCCCCCTCGCTCAATGTCGATTTTTCACACGTGATCCGTAACCACGAAGGCATTCCCCATGACGACACGCCAACCGCGAGCAACGCGGGTAGTGTCGCCGGCGGCAAACCCGACGAAGCAACCCGGCAAGACCAAGACGAAGGCGGCAACGCCGCCAGCTAGTGACATTCCGAAACGTGCACCAGCAATAGGCAAAGCACCGCGCGCCCCCATGGCGGGGCGCATGCACACCGCGCAAGAGTTTTACGAATTCATGGCCCCCATGGGGCCGGTTCGTTGCGAACAACTCTTCTTGCGCGATCCCCGATTTCCGGCACCGCTTGTTGGCACCGGAAGCCGGCTATGGCTTACCGCGCCATCGATCAAGGCCACCACGCGGATTCTGCGCGAGGGGTGGCCCGAGCAACCCGCCGCACCACCGGCGCCACGCAAGCGCACCGCGCAAGCCCCCGAGCCACCGAAACGGCGCGGGCGCCCGCCCAAAACCGAAGCCACCGCCACCGCCACCGCTTAGGGGGTAGCCATGCCGATCACATTGCCCGGCATGGCGTCGCTCGACGCCATGCTGTACGAAGTGCGCCGGGAACTCGCCATGCGAGCCAGCGTTTACCCACGCATCATTGCGTCGAAGAAGATGCGGCAAGAGGACGGCGATTTGCAAATCGCGCGCTTGCGCGAAGTGCTCGCCGTGTTGGAAATGTTGCGCACCGAAAGGGGCAAGCATGACAACGAACCAAACCGCTGACGAGCGCGAAACCGTCGTGTTTCTCGGCGTGCGCCGCGCGATCGGGCAAACGCAAGTGCGCGTGGAGTATCCCGGCCGCAGGATGGAACACCTGCCGTTGCGGCTCGACGTTTGCAACCATAGCCCCTCGGGCTTCGAGTGGGGCTATTCTGGCAGTGGCCCGGCGCAACTCGCGCTCGCCATGTTGCTAGCGCTCGGCATCGAACCGGATCGCGCCGCGCTATGGCACCAAGACGTTAAGCGCGATTTAATCGTGCGCCTGCAAACCGACGTGTGGCAACTCACCGGCGCCGCCGTGTTGTCTTCGCTGCACAACGCCGAGCAACGAGCGGAGCGGGTTTTTATGGCGAACGATCCATGGCGACAATGACGGGCCGCGCGTTCGCTCCGTGGATCGAGCCCGCAGAAATGCCGGAGTGGTGCCACCGGCGCCCAGGGGCGCGCATCCCCTGGGCCGGGATAGCGGGCGGCGCGGCCCTTTGGGCGGCCCTAGCTGCGCTCGTGTGGTGGTGGTGACGTGGCAGTGCGGGTGCTAATCCTGGGGCTTGTGGCGGGGCCGCCGGACGGCAACGAAGGGCGGTGGCTCGTGTGGTGCGACGTGGACGCCAACCGCGGCCGGGGCGCAATCCGCACGACGGAGGACCGCGCCGACGCCGCGAGCTTTCCCGACGCGGCCGAAGCCATGCGCTACTGGAAGCGCACTAGCCACGTTCGCCCCAAGCGGCCGGACGGCAAGCCCAATCGGCCCCTGACTGCCTACACCATCGAAATCGTGCGCGATGGAACGGAGCCAATATGAACGACCGAATTTATCGGCGCGCGCTCGCGCTCGTGTCTGAGCTTGTCAACGAAGACCCGGAGCGCGACACCCCGGACGGGCAATTACTCGACGCCGTATCGAGCGCGATCGAGCAACACGAGCGCAGCTATTACCAATTCGTCGAGCCGTCGCCGGCCGACTTGGCGGCATTCCGCCGGGCGGTGATGCGCGGCGAGTGACTACGGCGGCGGCGAAAGCGCGGTGCACATAAGCACCAAGAGCACGCCGAACGCCACCACGACTATCGTAGCCATGAGCCGCACCGCGCGTTGCGGGCGGTCCAGCCATTTCGCGCGCTCGTCGGGGAATGCTTCCCGCGTGCTGCGCGGAAACTTGCGGGTTGTCGGTGTGTCGTCGTCTTCGTCCATCACGCGAGCACGCCAACCGGGCCGCTTTCGTACGGCGTCACTATCGCATCGTCGCAACGATAGTCGGGGTCGGCGTCCACTAGGTTCGCGTCAATCAGCATGCGGTCGGCATATTCGGTGCGTGCGTCAATGCCGCCGTAGTAGTCCGAAAGGATCACGTTGCGCGCCAGCGTGACGCCAACCACCGGGTAACCCTCGCGCCCGAAGATCAGTGCCGCGTAATGCCCCTTGTCGGGGTTGCCGCAATCGCGAATCAAGTTGTGCCGCACGAGCACGTTGGCCACGCCGAAAGTGTTGTAAGACGATTCGCTCGCGATGTAGAGCCCGGCGGCGTTGTGGTTGCCAATCAGCGAATTGTTTTCGTAGAGCACTCGTTCGCCGCCGACGACGGACATTGCGCGCCCGCCCCATTGATTCGTGATGATGTTGCGGCGCGCGGTTATGTCGTGGCACGGGCCGGCATCGGGGTTGCCTTCGTCGATGTAGGACACCACCGCCACGCCATCGTCGCCGCAGTGGTCGGCGTGGTTGTCTTCGATGGTGACGTAAGCGGCGCCGTCCGTCACATGGATGGAATCGGCCAACGTCTCACGGATGCGATTGCCGATGATGCGCCCGTGACTCGCTCCCAAGCCGACGTGCAAGCCCGCGCCGATGCCTTGATCGATCAGATTGCGCGACACGAGAAAATCGGTAGCGGCATCGCGGACCACTATGCGCTTGCCTTCGTAGTTCGGCCACCGCATTTCGGGCTCAAGCATCGGCCCCGTGAAGCGCAACCGGGTAACCACGCTGCCGGCGCCGATCACGTACAGTGCCGCCGCTTGCGGGTTGAGCGCATACAACACGGACGCATCCCCTTCGCCGCGCAGCGTGCAAGCGTCGCACGTCAACACCCCGTCATAAGCGCACGTGAGCCCTGCGGGGATCAACACCGGCAAGCGTTCGTCGCGGCCGGCGTCTAGCGCGCGCTGCAATCCCTCGTGATCGTCGCTGCACCCGTCACCGACGACGCCGAAGTAACGCACGTCAAGCGGAAGCGCTTTCATACCGGGCGAAGCGGCGACGTGCGCGGCGCTCCCACTCGACGGGTGAAGCCGCCCGATTGCTGGCGCGCGAGCGCGGCGATTTCCTCGGGCGTTTCCTTCACGATAACTTCGATCAAGTTTTCTTGCCGCTCGGGCTCGGGCGCCGTGCCCTCTTGATAAATCAACACGATTAGCCGCCCCTGCGTCACTTGCGCGCCGCTGGCTAGGCATAGCGTCGCAAATTCCATGTAGGTCGTTTGATCGATGGGCGGCGCCGTCACTTGATAGCGCGCCCATCGCGCCGAATCGGCTTTGTCTTGGATGTAGATTTCTGAGCCCGCGTCTAGCGTCGTCATTAGGTTTTTGGTGTCCACCGAATCGGCGGTGGTGTAGTTGATCCACACGAGCGACGCGAGCGCTTGCGCAGCGTTGTTCAGACGCATTCGGCCACCGCCCGGCCCGGCGGTGACTTGCGCGTCTAGCGTCCATTCGTAGTTGATAAGCGGCACGTCGCCGACGCGCGGAACGAGCTTGCGCCGGGGAATGCTGCGCACTTGCTGCGTTACCGCCATCGTCGTCGGGTCAACGATTTGGCCGCGAAGCCGCGTGCCGGTGTCGCTCACGTTGCGCCCCATGCTCAAGCCGGCGTCGAGGTTCACGTAAACGAGTTCGCCGTATTCAGGATCAGGCGTGACACGGTGGAGCGGTACGTACATCATGGCGAACCCCTCAACAATGGCGGGCGTCAGCACGTCCACCGGCGGTTGATATTCGGCGGCAACGCGAAGCGTCCACCAGTTAGCGCGGTGAAATTGCATCAACGACGTTTGGATATCGCCCATGCAACGCACCGCGATCGGCATGGATTCGACGCCGGCTTGCGATGCTTCGATGCCGGCCAACGTCAGATTGAACCAGTCATAACCGAACTCGTTGAGCCAAGAAAAGAGCGGGTGCAATTGCGCGTTGCTCACCCGCCACGCCAAAGCGATTTCGGTTGGCATGCGCGCATGCAAGCGCCGCTGGCGCGAGTTGCCGGCTTCGAACGGCGTGCGAATCACTGCACTTGCGCTCGTGGCTTGGTAGCCGTCGATCCGCGAGACACACGGCAAGTCGTCGGGAAAGTCCACGTCTACGGGCATTGCGCGTCCCCTCGTTCAATAGCATTCGTTCCAAGCGTGCAGCGTTGGCGATCCGCCGGTGGTGTTGAGTCGGTAAAACCAGTCTTCGGGAATGATGCCATTCACATACGCTTCATTGGTGCCCGTCTCAGGGGACCAAAAGCCGCCGACAGTCATCCAACCCGTCGAGCCATCCGCGCTCACTTCCAATTGCCACGTGTTGTTGTTCCCGGTAAACGAGCCCTGCACCATCGCGGCCATTGGTGCGCCGTGCGTGTTTTCGTAGACGGTCCCTAGCGAGCGCGAAGCGGTGTTGTTATGCCACGTCGGGAATTGCTCGGTTTGTTGATACGGCAACGCCAAGAAAGTGTCGGTGCCGTTGCCTATCTTGAGCTTGGCCGAGCCATCGGCTAGCCGCTCGATAGCGATTTCGCCGTCACCGATTACCAAGTCATCAACCGCCCAATCGGCAGTGGCGCCGATCAATTGACGTTGCCTTGCAAGAATGTCAGACATAGCGGCCCCTCTTCAAATGTCCGCGCTCGGATCGGACGGCGTGCCCGCTAGCACTTCGTCCGCAAACGTGCTCGACGGAATACCGGCTATCACTTCGTCGGGCGCCGATGGGTCTGCCGGCGTGCCGGCGACTATCCACGTGCCAACGTCGCCCGGCAACGTGCCGCCGCCTTGATGATCGAGCGCGCCGATATAAACGTCGGGGTTGTATGTGACGCCTTCGACGCGCACTTGCGTTTGCGTTTGCGGCGTCACCGTGACGCACACCCAATCACGCACTTCGCTTCCCATCGTGCCGAACGCGATGCGCGTTGGCTCTTGGTGGTCGCCCTTCCCGAACAGCGGGAACGGGTCAGGCTCCAACAGCAAGACGATATGGTCAGCGGCGCCGCGCTCGCATAGCACCGACTCGCTAACGCCGTTCACTTCGCTCGACAACAAGACGGCGTGCGGCTCGTCTTCCGCGTCCCAATCCAAGCCACGATCGAGGTAGAGCGTCGAAGTCGCCGGCCCTATTACCGGGTCTTCAAACGCTTCCGTTTCCGGGGTGTAGTCATCCGTATAGGCGGCTTCGGGAATCACGCTGATTTCGTCGAGCCATCCGGGGAATGCGCCGCCGCCACTCACCGACCCGGCGCTATCACCGGTCAAGAGTGCGAGCGGCGCTTGCGGCGGATAGAAATTCGCGGTGTAGACGGGCTCGCCGATCGTAAGCCGCGGGTTGTCTATCTGGCCACTAAACGACATGGTGATACTTGCATTCGCACTGTCGGTGTAGGAACCACCGAGCCGAAGGCCGAAGTCCGCGCGCGTGGTGTCGAGCCCAATGAATGTCGATTGCGCGCCGGTGGTGACAACGAACGAGCCAGCGCATAGCGCGCCGTCCACATAGATTTTTGGGATGCCGTTTTCGATCACGAACGCCACGTGTTGCCACATGGACGATACGGAAATGTCTTGCTCGGTTTGCCATGTTGACCAATAGGTGCCGCCGGTCACGTTTTTGCTAACCGTGATGGCGAAGCGCCCATTCTCGGTGTAGCACCACCACCCGCCGCAACCGTTGCCCGTGCTCGTCGGATAAGCGTGCGTCGCAAGAATGCGCTTCGCAAACGGGTTTTGCCACACGAAGCATTCAAAGCAAAAGTCGGTGCCCGTGCCGATCACGCCTAGGTCATAGCTGGCGCTTGCCGGCGCGGATATCGTGTCGCCCGTGCCATCAAAGCTCAACGCTTGCGAAGCGAAGAAAGCATTGTTCCGCGTCATCATTGCTTCGCCGGTGACGGTGAGCGCGGCGCGCAGCGGCGATAGGTCCGTGAATGACTGTTGCCCGTGATAGCCGGCCGGGCGCATCAACAGTTTGCAAGTCGCGTCGGACAAGGGCCGCGGAGTTTCGGCGGATGCGTACCAAGGGAACGGGCGCGAAGGCGGCGTAAACGTGGCGGTGTAGCGGCACACCCCTTCGGTAATCCGCACGTTGTCGATATAGCCGCGGAACCCCTCCGATCCACCGTGGCCACCGATGTTGTAAGCCGGCGCTCCCGCTGGCGATACGCTCGACGTGGTGTTAGCGACGGACACACCGTCGAGCCAAATGTCGATGCGGCCGGAGCCGTCGCGCGTAACCGCGACGTGATACCACGTCGTGTTGTTCGTCGTGATTGTGGCAACCGTCGTTAACGTGAGAAGCGCCGGCGAGCCCGCGGCGTTGCGCAGTAGAAAACTCAGCGTGCCGCCTAGATTCGTCTTCAACGCGATTACCGCGTTTGCCGATCCGCTTTGCGACGAGATGATGCGGCCGGCGGAATTGGTGTCGCACCTTATGTGCGCTTCCCATGTGAACGGACCCGAGCCGACGTTTTGCGCGCGCGTGGTGCCGCAGTAAGACCCGGCGCTAGAGCATTGCAAAGCCCCTAGGCTATTGAACTTCTTTTGCGTCGTTTGTTGCGACGCGCTCGACCCGGTGCAAACCGAAGGGGTCGCCGCGTAGTCTTGACAACGCGCGCCCGATTGCGCATCGAAGACAAGCAGTAGCGCCACGCTGGCGAAGTCGGCATCAATGAACGGCGCGGTATAAACCGGGTCGTCGCTAACGTACGTGAAGCCCGTTGGCACGGTGTAAAGCGCCGACGTGCACAAATCAATCTTGCAGACACCGCCAGCGCCGGGGCTGAACGGCGTGCACGCCGGATACCAATTGCGATCGGTGATCGGTATGTGCGTTGATGACTGCGGCGTGCCGCCCGGCGGCGCAGCGGTTAGCCACGTGCCATTCTTGCCGAGCCACAACGAACCCAACGCCGCGTCAAACGCGAACATCAACCGATCGCCGGTGGTGTATGTGGCGACCGATGCGACCGACGCATTGTTGTAAGTCACTTGCCCATTGCTCGACCATGCGACGGTGTAGTAACCGCCGCCGACGCCGGCGCCGTTGGAGCCCGAGCCGCCATTGGTGGTCATGCCGATATGCACGAGATTGCCACGGCTCACGCATATGACTTCCCAATATGCCTTGCCCGTTGGGAGGCACGCCTTAGTCGCCCGCGTGAATTGCGGATGCGCCGTGCCGCTCGCATCGCCATATTGCACGCGCAACCGGTCGGCGGACATAAGCCCCGGAATGCTCGTTGTCGCCGCGTCCCATGTGAGCGCAACGATTGGCGGTGCGTCGCTCGGCGCCGCGATGCGCAGCGGCCACCCTGCGCGCGTCGTGTCGAGCCCTATGAACGACGATTGCGAGCCGTCACCGCCGACCCATTCGCCGGCGCGCTCGGTGCCATCAACGAAGATGCGCGGCACGCCGGCTTCAATCACGAACGCGAGCGCGTACCACGAGCCCGCCGCCACCACCGCCGCCGTGGTCTGCCACGTGGCCCAGTAAGCGGCGGCCGGCGCGTTGTGCGAAACCGAAATGGCGAGCTTGCCGCCGACTTCATAGATGACATAACCGCCCATCGGTGCGCCGGGGCCGCTGCCGGTGATCGTGGGCGGATTCGGAAACGGGCCGCTCGCGGTGTAATCGGTGGTATAGAGCGCGCGCTTCGTGAAGCGCACTTCGTCTATGCGGCCGACCCATCCGTTATTGAAAACGGTACGGTTGCCAATGTACCAATTAGCCGGCGTGCTGGCAGTGCCGGCGCCCGGCGTCACCGCGCTTTCATGCGTCAATGCGCCGTTGACGTAGAGCCGATGCTTCGTGATGTTGATTGTGTTGCCCTTGGGCACCACGATCGCCACGGCGTACCACGTATTGAGCGCCGGTGTCCACGTGGTGATTACGTCACCGCCGCCGCGCAAGCCATAGGTAAGCCGGTTCGCCGAATCCACGGCGACGTGGAATTGCATGCTCGACACTGAATCCGTTTGAAAGACATAGCGCAACGCGGATGCGCCGCCTTCGATGCGGATTGAAAACTCGATCGTTGTTTCTTCGGTGGACGCGAACAAGCCGGCTAGGCTCGCGGTGTAGGCAATGCGCGCATTGTTGCCGGCGGCGCCACTCCAATACGCCGAGCCCGCGCCATACGCCGGCGTGGTGCCGCTGATTGCAACCGCGCCGGTGGACGTGCCGGCGATGCCGGATGGCGCGTCGGCGTCGTCGTGCGAATCGTAGTGCGCCAGAAAGACGACGGAGCTTGGCACCGCATCCACCGCGGAAACCGGCACACCCTGCGCGCGGGAGAAGAGCACGCGCGGCACCGCCGCAATGGAAGTCCACCGCGCACGAAGCCGCCAAGTGTGGTTCGTGCTCGCGTCAATCGCGCCCAGGTCGTAACGGTCATCGTCGGTCGTCTCGATGTAGTCACCGATCGCGCCGAACACCATGGAAGAGCCGCCGAAGACGGATTGCGCCGTGTCAATCTGCGCGCCACCGACAACCGAAACGGGCTCGTCATATAGCGACGTGTCTACGATCGACGTAGAGCCGTCCGAGCCGTCGCCGTGCACTAGAAGCGTGGTTGCATCGGGCGGCCCGGCCGCCGCGCTTATCTCGTCAACGATGCCGACTTGCCCCCAGTGCGGCATGGCGTGTTGCATGGCGAACCGATCGCCCGGCAAGAGCAAGAGCCCCTCTAGCTCGGTATCAAACGTGATCGTTTTGCGCTGCAAGCGCTTGCGATTCCACAAGAGCCGCGCGTATTGGTTCGCCGTTGTCTCGCTCGTGCACCCGAAGAGCGACACCCCGTCCACGTCGGTTTCGTCGTCGGGATACAGCACGAAGGCGGCATCAAACGATTGTGGCTCGCGGTATTCCACGCGCACGCCGGGCGATGCGCCTACCTTGTCGAACTCGTAGGCGACGACAAGGCCACTCGTGTTCGCTTCGGTGAACATCGCCACGCGCGACGGTTTCACGGCGTCGGTTGTCACCGACAAGAGCCCGCCGAGCGGAAGCGGCGATGCGGCGACGACTTGCAGCGCCATGGCCAACGCTTCGAACACGGTGGATTTCTGAGCGAACACCGCATTAAAGCCACTGTGCGCGGCCCATGTGTCGCGCAGCGTGGTAAGCGCCGGCAAGTCAATTTCGCTCGCCACTGGCGGCGGACGCGCGGCGCCATAGTCGGCCATGACGATATCGGCGAACGCATCGGCGGGGTTCACCGTGGGCACAAGCTCGGCGGTTGGGTCGGCGAGTGGGCGCAACAGGCGCCGCACGCGAAAGCGAATGCGCGACGTGGCCGCCGATGCAATGCCGTTCGTGGCACGGATGCGCACCGCTACTAGCGTCGTGTTGCCATAGACGCGCCACGTCGTCGGCTTGCGGACAATCCTTAGCTTCAAGCCGAACCACGTGCACCGATCCGACGTGGTGGCTAGGCCAGTAGACGCGGTGTCGCGGTGACACCGGACCATGTAGCGGCCGGCGGCAAGCGTCTTGCTTCGCGTGAACCGCTGCGCCGTGGTTGATGCGGCGGTGAACGTCCACGATTGCGAAACCACCGAACCATATGGCACGCCTTGATCGGTGATCGTTTGAAACTCGGCGGTGACGGTGACGGATGCGGACGCAAGTTCGCCGGTGCCCGAGTCGGTGTTATAGAGCCCGGCCGCGAACACAAAGTCAAGCATTGCCAAGTCACCGCGCGCGCCGGGCTTGCACGCATCAAACCATCCGATCCACGGCCCTTCAATCGTCGTTGGCGTGGACGGCGGAATGACCGAGCCCGGCGGATAGGGCGGCCCGGTGTAGGCGGTGGCGACGACGATATTCCACGTGACGACGGGCACCATATCAACGCCAACGCTGGCGTAATCGCCCCAGTAGTACGTGGAGCCGATGGCTTCGCTTGGGTGCGATTGGAGCCACGCCAAATCTTGTTCGGTGTAGCCGCCCGGCGGCGGGTTGTCGGCGACCAAGCCATAGTCTTGTGAGACACAACGCCAATAGATAGCGGGCGGATCGGAGCCCGCCGTTTCCGGCAATAGCTCTTGGTCTCCGACTTCGGGCGAAGTCACCACGTTTTCATAGATGCCGTGCGCGTCTTCTATGCGCCCCTCTTGCATCAAGTGGTCGGCCGGGCCGAATTTGTAGTAATCGACAACGCCAACCGGAAGATTCGCGATCGTCGATTCACCGACCATCATTTCGTCGATCAGATAATCGCCCTGCCCCAACACGAGGATTTGCGCTAAATATTGGTCGTTGGCGTCGTCGAAGTAGGTGTATGGCTGCGACCCGAAGTCCGGCACTTGCACAAATTCGCCATAGCCAACGGGGATCGGCTCACCGAGCCGCGCCGCATTCTGCGAACCGGTGATGGAATAGACGGGCGAGCTTGCCGCTTGATCCACCAGTGCGGCCGGTTTCTTCGGCCGAAAGATGGCGGAAACGACGGTCGAGATGGCGAGCGCGATTAGCGCTTGGATAACGTAGACGCCGACTTGCGCCCACGCCGGAATCATCACCAGCGCCACATGGTCGCCGGCCACGAGTTCGCGCGCGTCGTCGCGCGGCACGCGCTCGCCGTTCACGTTGACGACTAGCACGCCGTCGCGTTGCGCCACCGGCCAATCGGCAATGACTTGCGCCAGCGATTGCGGGCGCACACGCTCTATCGTCCGCTCGGTTGGGCGCAGCGGGTTCGCAACCTTAACGACGGTAACGCGCTTGGCGAACATCATTCGATCCACCGCGCGAAGCGTGCGTGCGGATAGATGACTAAGAATTGCGCGAGCCGTTGCCAGATCACGCCGACCATGCGGGCACAGTGCAACACCGAGCCGCCCCAATACAACCCTAGGTGTCCATGCGTTGCGTCGAAGACGAAGCACCACGGCTCGGGCTTGTCGATCCATTCGGCGTGGTTCGTCGCGTGCCCCTGCACGAGCGCGAGCGTTTGCGCGTGACTCAAGCCGCGCGCTTCGTAGTCTGGCAGCGCGATGCCGCGACGCCGGTAGACTTCGGCGCACAAGCCCCAACAATCGAACTCGTGCGGGCCGCGCGCGCCCGGCCGGTACGGCTTGCCGATCAAGTCTTGCACGTCAGCGATATCAAGCGGCGGCGTCATCGATCCAGCCCCGGCCATTCGGTGACGCGATAGACGAACGCGGGGAAAGCGCGGTTCAGGGTGTCCGGCCGCCCGGCCACGCCGACGACGGCGGCGTTCGTCGCGTTGACGGCGGAAAACGAAAGTTGAAGCGGCACATTCTGCGGCCCGGCCGCCAAGTCGTCTTCGACGAAGAGCCGCAAGACGACTTGGATGCGCTCTTCGGGTTGCGTGTTCGCAAGCTCCAATTGATCGACGATGATGCGATCCACATTTTGCAAACTGATTTGCGCGTCTTGCTGGCCGGCGTTGTCGAGGCGCGGCAACTTCAATTCAAAATACGCCGCTTCGTAGTCTTGCTCGCTGTCGTCTTCCAATGTGGCGGTGATGGCGTACGGGCGATTGACGAGCCAGAATGAATGGTCAGCCGGCGTGAACATCGGGTGCGTTAGCGTCATGCCCCACAGTGGCGCCGCCAGATTCGGCGCCGACGCGAGCACCCGTTGTGCCGGGGTGAGATATTGCGGGGTCGGCACGTCAAGCCCGCGCGCGTCCTAGCGCATACGTTGATTCAAGCGCACCAGAGAAGAGGGAACCACCGGTGCGCACGTCTTGCGCGAGCGCGCGCCGCGTGCGATCGATGATTACGTCAATGCGCGCGCCGTCTTCGCTCGTCTCGACGCTGACTTGCGAACCGTTGTTGTTGTGCACGTGGACTTGCATTTGATTCGATGCCCCTTGCTGCACGCTCGGCGTGGGCAGTGGCACCAAGCCGGACACCGGCAACGGCATCGGCGGCGCGACGCCAGCGGCCATCGGCATCGCGCCGACGCCGGTGCGCGTTTGCGGCGTGGCGACACTCGCCGGCGGGGCGGCGGCGGCGAACGGCGCGGCGATGCCGCCGCCACCCATAAACGGTTGCGAAGAGCCGCCACCGAACATGCCCGAAAGCGCTTCGATAATGTATTTTTTCGCCCACAGTTGAAGCAGGTTCGCAATGATCGATTGAATAGCGCGCTTGAAAAGCTCCGACGCATCGGCGGCGCCGCGCCCCAAGTTGTCGAAGAATGCTTGCGCCCCCTCGGTCAGCACGTCCATTTCCGTGCGTTGCTTCTCAAGCGCTTTCGTGTTTTCCTCGGTGGCTTTCATGGCTTCGAGTTGCGCGTTCGCGAAGGCGCGCTCTTTGTCGGTGCCGAGCACCGCCATACGCGCTAGCTCTTCGCGCGTCAAAATTTCTTGTTTGCGTTTCTTGTCGAATTCGTCGGCTTGCTTGGCCAAGTCCATTTGCACTTCTAGCCGCTCTTTGTCGGCTTGATTCAATCCGGCGGTGACGCTGAGGTTTGTACGCTGCAATTCGGATGCGCTCACCGCGGCTTCCGCCGTCTTGCGGATCGCGTCTTGCATGCGCTCTTGCGCTTCGATAAATTGCCGCGCCTCTTTCGCGCGCGCTTCGCCGATCGATTCGTGGGACTTCGTAATCAAGTCGTCAACAAGTTTTTTCCTCGCCGCCGCTGCGGCTTCGGCGTCGGCTTGTGCCTTCGCTTTGGCGATCGCTTCGTCAGCGAAGCGCGCCGCTTGCCGCGCAAACTTGGCTTTGTCGGCGGCTTGCTCGCGCTCGACGCGCGCTTGCTCGCGCAAGACTTCTATTTGCGCGTTAATGCTATTCAAGTTGAGTTGCGCTAGGACATTAAAGCCGCCTAGCGTCTTGGTCTGCACTTCGTCGCGGCGCTTCAACAAGACTTGCAAGCGCTCTTCGGCGGACCCGAGTTCGCCGCTCGCGCTTTGCATGATGGTTTGCACCGTGCCGGCCCAGAAACCTAGTTGCTTGATGTTTTCGACGAGCGCGCCCGTCAGATTGACAAGCTCGGGCAGGATCGTTGACGCGATTGCGCGGCCGGTGCCCGCCGCTGCGGTTTTGATTTTTTCCATGTTGTCGTTGAACTCTTCGGCGCGCTTCGCGTCTTCGGCGGTGAACGTCCCTTGCAGCAAGCCGAGTTCACGACGCATCGCCGCGATGCCGGCGGCGCCGGAGTTCATTAGCGGGATCAACTCTTTACCCGCCTTGCCGAACACGTCGAGCGCAAGCGCCGTTTTTAACGGGCCATCGCTCATGCGCGAAAACCCATCGATCAACTTTTCTAGCGCTTGGTCGCTCGTGTCTTTGGCGGTGACGCCGAACGCGCGCAACGCTTGCGTTGTCTTGTTGATTTCGCCGGCGTCAATGTCTTGGATGCCTTGCGCGACTTTGCCAACCGCCGTCGCGAACGTGCCGGCGTCAACGCCACTGAGCCGCAACGCGAATTGCCACTCTTGCAGGGATTCAACCGAGATGCCGAGCCGTTGCGATGCCTTTACGGCTTCGTCCATGGCGTCGATTACGCCTTGAATGCCCGAGATGATTTCGCGCGCCGTGAACGCGAGCCCGATACCGCCGGCAAAGTTGCGAATGGCCTTCCCCGCCTTCGCCATTTTTTCTTCGACACCCTGCGTGGAGTTCGCGACCCGTTGTAGCTGGCGCACGGCTTCGCCGCCGTCCACCGTCAGTTTGTAGATGCGCTCTAACGTATCGGCCATGATTCACCGCCGCTTGAGTTGCACCACGATTTGCCCGGTGCCTTGCCGTGTGGATAGCTCGCCGGGCACGCTATAGCGCTTCGAAAACACAACCGTGATTGCGAATTGCCGGAACTCCGCGCGCGAGCGCAGCGCGCGCACCGTGGCACCGAGAAAGCCGAGCGAACGCGCCGGCTTGCGCTTCGTCTTGCGCGTGGTCAGCGTGCCGGAGCCGCGAACGCGCATGTTCGCGAGCGTCGCGTAGGGCACTTCGAACGGCTCTAGGACTAGCACCATGCCGCGCACGAATGGCGGCAACTCGGTTGCGCTCGTGACGATGCGCGAGCCCTTGCCGGGGATCACGAGCCGCCACCGCCACGCCGCGGTGACATTGCGAAGCCGGCCGGTGCGTTGATCGGTAACGCGATCGATGTTGGCGCGCAACTCTTGCTCGATCGCGCGCATTGCCGCCGATGCGAACTTGGCGCCGAAGAAGACAACGATGTTCCGTTGCGCGGCATCGAATTGCCGCGTTGGGCGGTTGTCAACAATGATCGAAGACGGCGGGTTGCCAATGTTGATTTGCTCGGCGGTGTCAGCGGCGGCGATGCTGCGCAACAGCCATTGCACGTCGGCAGTGCCCTGCTTTTGCAAGTCAACGTGGAACCGCTCTTGTGTGAATGCTTCGCCGCTCACGACGCGGGTGCGCGTCTTCGGCACGACAAGCGGCGGCGCCAGTGGAATCGCCATGGCATCACGACGCCGCTAGCGGGCCGACGTTCACCCATTGCGCCGAAATCCGCCACGCGCGAAAGACGGCATCGTAGGCGTCTTGCTCGCCGGTGAGATTCCAACCGGTGCCGACCACGACGGCGCGCACTTGGTCTTGCAGCAAGCGCGCGTCTTCGTAGCCAG